TGGATTTCCTAAAAGCCCTACACTAGCTGCCGCTGTTGCAGAATTAGCACCTAGACCGCCTACAGCAGTAGCTAATCCTTCTGCTGCTTTTGCGCCTTTCATTGCACCAGACAACTTTCCTATCCAACCTACTAATCTACCTACGTTAGAAGTTGTTTTACCGATAGCAGTCATTAATGGAGAAAATGCAGTTGCACCTAAAATTGCATATGTGATAAGTTTTTTCATTTCTGGGCTAGCGTTAGAATATGCTTTTGCGAGATCCCTAACAACTTTAAACATTGGTTCCAATGCATCAAGGGCATTTGAAGCAGCATCCATTAATGGTCCACCCATTGTGACAGCTACATCATTTAGTTTGTTTTTTAGGAGTTGTAGTTTGCTTTGGAAAGTTGCGTATCGTTTAGAAGCCTCATCAGTCAACGCTTTGTTTTCACTAAATCCTTTATTTGCGGACTTAAATGCATCGCCAAGTAAATCACCAGCACCAGCCAAACGTTGTAATGTGTCAATTTCTCGTACTGATTCAATACCAATATCTTGCAAGTGAGCAGTTACGTCTTTGCCCTCTTCTTTAAAGCGTTTTAACCCTTTAACAAAATCAATAATGGCTTCTTGTGGATTTTTCTTCCAAGATGCAGCAAATTCATCAGCAGATTTACCAGCGATTTTTGCAAACTTCCACAAATCTTCGCCACCAGACAACACTTGTGTATTAATTTTTTGCATGACACGACTAAACGCCGAACCACCTGCTTCCGCTTCGATACCAACAGAACTCATAGCTGTTGCCAAGCCAAGAATTTGAGGGTCTGTCAACCCTACAACCTTACCTGTACCAGCTAAGCGAAGACCCATTTCAACGATTTCTTTTTCAGTTGTCGCAAAGTTGTTACCCAACTCAACAATTGAGCTACCTAGATTGCTGTACTTAGATGGATCTAATTGTGTGATATTAGCAAACCTAGCTAATGCAGTTGCAGCTTCTTCTGATGACAAGTTAGTAGATTTTCCCATATCAATCATGACACGAGTGAAATTTAAAACATCCTTTGTTTTGATACCTAGCTGACCAGCAGCTTCCGCAACATGAGAAATCTCCGTCGTTGATGCAGGTATCTGTTTAGACATGTTTCTAATTCCTTTTGACAACATATCATAAGAGTAAATAACTTTTCCGTTCGAATCTCTTACTTCATCAACAGTCTTTTTTACACCAGCAAACGCAGATTCAAAATCGCTTGCAGCCTTGACGCTATATAATGCTCCAGCTCCAAATCCAGCGCTTACCCATTTAGTAGCTTCACCTAGTTTTTGCATTTTTTGACCAAAAGAGTCAATCTGTTTGCCACTGCGCTGTAAAAAACCAGTAAAACCGGATTGAGCAGAAACTTCTTCAAAAGCTTTTTTTACAGCTCCTAATTGTCCCTCTAATGCTGCTAATTTTGCATTCTCTCTCTCAATATTAACGGCTGCGGCTTCCCATTTAGCTGTCCCTGGATCTAATTTGTCAAAATCAGATTTCAAACTCGTTAACACTTTTTTTTGCGCTTCAATTGCCTGTGTTACTGACTTATATTTTGCTTGTAGTGCATTGGCTTTAGCTGCGTTATTGTTTAATGCGTTTCCGGTGTTTTTTAAGGCGGCATCTAAAGCTCTCGTCTCTGCTTTGAAATAATTAACAGCTCTTTTTGCGCTTTGCAACTTAGGGTCAAACTTAGAAGTATCTAATCCAAGTTCGATAAACATACTCCCTAGTGGTGTACCTTTTGCCATTTTTCCTCCTTTCAACAAAAATAAAAAGGCGGAGTTTATCCGCCATTTAGAGTCCCAACAAAGTCTTCTAACGACATCACTTCCTCAGATTTGACTTCTGCAGGCTTTAAAACTTCCAGCATATCAATCCAGTTTGTCTCCATGACATCTTTTATAGATACTCCGTAGTCAGATTTGATTACGTTTCTGATAAACTCGTAAAACTTTTCTAATGCCTCGCCGGGTGTTAAGTTGTCTCCTTTGGGTCTTCTGGCTCCCCTCCGATTAACTTAACATATAGATTTGCCAGAGCATTGTTTAATTCATACATGTTGTATTTGTCATATAACATATCGACGGTTAAGCCTTCAAACAAACTAGCCATAAAAGTTAGTTGTTTGTCTAGTTTCACATGTTCTGGATCATCTCCTTTTGCAAGTTCATCTTGCATAATCAAGTAATTTCGATAGTCTCTCACAGTAAGAGATTTACATTCTTTCACCACGAGCTCGCCGTTATCATTTTTAATTTTAATTTCTAAGTCTGACATCTACACTCCTTTACACTCCTGGAATAGCTCCTACGCTTGGTTCGCCTGGATTCAAAAGCTTAACCAAAGCCATTGCATTTTTGCCCTTAGCTTCTGCTTCTTTATCCATTGCCCAACCGACATATTGACCTTTCGCTTCCCCTACTTCACCAGGTTGTGCTGTGAACACTAATTTTTGAGAGTCTAAACCATCATGTTTTTCTTCCTTGGTTTTTAATTCGAAATCTTCCATCGAGAAAGTCCCTTTAAAGAAACCGAGATATACATTCCCCTCTGTCCCTGGAGCTTCTAAAAGAACAGACACTTCAGGCGCTTCTGTATCTTCTCCGATAAATGTAACTCCTTCTGTTTTTTCACCTTTTTTATAACCAAGTATGGTTTGTAAATGTTCGAATGGGATATCAATTGCTTCTGTCTCCATTTTTACATCGCCAACACCTCTGCGCGAGGTGTAATAAGCAATATCTGAACCATATGTTTTGACAGGGGCTGCTGATAATCCACTAATTTTAGCTGTTTTAGTTGCACCTTTACCAGCCTCACCCTCGATGACAATCTTTTTTTTCGCATCACTTAAAACTTGAATTGTCATTCGTTTAAATCCTACTGCTTGCATTAAATTCTCCTTTATCAATACTCTTCATATAAACTGCTAAATCCTTTGTAAGTTCTAGCATCTAGATATCTGTTTGTATCCTCGTCATAACGTTCTAAGCCGTTATCACTTTGAAAAAAATCTATAACCATCAGCTTTTTCTCAATCCTATTTTGCAAATCTTTACATTCGAGCCTTGATACACTCTCTACATCGATTTGATACATAAATTTCTTAGCTAATGGTTTATCTGAACCGAAGTTTGTTTGTCTAGGTGGTGCAAGAGGTACAATAACAATGCTTGTTTGGTCAGAAGGTAGACTTTCTGGTCGCTTAAAAGTTTTTGTTTTAACTGATCTCAAAACTTCGTCTTGTTTAAAAAGCTCACCAATTTCTGTTAGCATGTCTTTAACCATCAAAACCTCCCTTCAACTTGTCTTTTATGCCTTTCGGATATATCGTTTCTAAAACATCCGAATAACGTCGAATTACCCCGACACCACGCCGTTTCTCCTTCCATCCATATTCCAACTCTTGTAAGTGGACCATGTTCCATCGTGGAGCTTGGAATCCAAGTTTCACTTTTGGTATTCCCTCCTCACGTTTAATCCTAGATACAACGGCACTTTTAACCGTCTCTCCGCTTCTTCGGTAAACCGATATAGCAGCTTCGAAACTAGGTTCTAGTTCTTCACCGATTTCTTTTAGCGCTTTATTAACTACTCTGTTAACTTTCGCAGAGCCTAACTTTTTTTCCATATTCGCTAAAAGTTCATCCATGCCTTTTAATTCAGCTCCCACTTTTTATCCTCCAAGAACTATAACAATAAAGTCTCTATCAACAAAATCAGGCCTTATATCTAATATTCCTATTTTTTTATTTGGCAACCTGCTATCAATAATTTCTACAAGATGATCATTCTGAGGGATATAACCCGACAGAGGGTCTCTAAACTTAATAGTGTATTGTGCTTTAACGCCTCTCTCAGTTACTTTCTCAATATCTTTTATGCTTGGATTATAGACTTCGGCGAGTGTTGCGAATAGTTTCTTTAATTTCATATCTCTTCCATCTAATTCATCGTCTGTTGTTGATGAATAAAAGATGACAGGAGTTCTCAAATCACCATTATTTGTTTTTTTTCTAGACATCGTCAGAAACTTCTTCGATAAAACCAGGTAATTTGTCGTCAATCTCTTTAAAGCGGTTTTTGTTGACAACAAAGACATCCCCAATTTCTCGAATTACCTCTTCTTTATAATCTTCAAATCGTTGAATCGTTCTTACTTTCATATTCTCTTTCCATTTCTTCAATAGCCAAACGAGCGATTTCGTTTTTAAAAGAGTCATAAAACAACTCGAGACAGTCGTTAAAGACATATCTCGAGCGCTCCATTATTAACTCTTTACCGCTTTCATAATCCATCAAATCAAACCCTAACAACCCTTTGAGGGCACTCTCTGAACTTTTCAAAATTAGTGATAGATTGTCATCATCAAAATCATGAAACACTCTCATTCGTTCTTTAAATGGTTTTAAAAGCTTGTGTTCATCCATCTATTACACTCCTGGAATAGCTCCTACACCCGGTTCGCCAGAAATTACAATTGGGTCTGCAACACTAAGCGTCCAAACTGCTGCTGAAGTCTCATCCTTAGCACGACCATACGCAAATTGTTTAGCTGTAAATAAGTCTAAATCTTCAAGAGCGTATGTCTCTGTATACTTGTGTAACTCAATTCCGCCTGCAACATATGCATCATATCGTCCCTTAACAAAAGTTGTAACTTCCTTAGCCTTTTGATGGACTGACTCAATTAAGGTAACGTTGTAAGGTAGAGCAGTCACGAACGTTCCGTTAGCATTAAGTGATGTATATTGTTTTTTAACATCCCATGCATCTGCTGGATTAACCACGATTACAATGTTTCCATCAACTTCAACAGCTGTCTTTCCATCTTCTTTTACAGAGTGGTATTTATGTACCATCGTCAATTCTTTTACTGTTGTAGATGGATCTTTAAATGTTAAAACTCCTGTCGGTTTTTTTGCATCATACGTCGCTTTTTCGCCAACAACTTTACCTTTTAGAGTACGAGATAACCCGATTGGTTTACCATTGCCATCTCCATTTAAAAAAGCTTCTTCTAATGCAACTGCGAACGCTTCATCAATTTGTGTCATAATGAAACGAAGTAACCAGCCTGGGCCGAACTTAACAGCGTCTTTGGGAATAACTACGTAAGCTGTGAGCTTGTGTTGGATAGCCTTAGTTGAGCTAAATGAAGCTTGAAGTTGCCCTTTGATTTCCCCGTACAAGTCACCCCACTCGGCTTTACCTTTAGAATCAGAATCAATGAACTTCATGCGAAGGCCCATATTTTTAAGACCAATCGCTCCAATAAGCGGATGTTTTGTTGTTAAATCTTCAAAAATACGATCAACTGTTTCTTCTGGGATTAACTCAGTTAGCCCAGCTGGCGCTGTTTTTACGATCTCATTAAAAAATTTACGTTCACGAGCTGTCATTTTTGCGTCGTCTGGAGTCAATGCGATTGCAGATTCTACTTCTGCTTGCGCAACTTTTTTAGATTCTTCAAACATTGCTTCTAGCATGTTGTTGTAGAGAGCGCTCTGTTCCTCTTGTGGCGCTTTGTTAGATACTGCATCTACAAATTTTTCACGAATTTCGTTGAATTCATTCGATAATTTCATTGTCATATTTTAAATTTCTCCTTTTTAATTAAAAACAAAAAGCCCCAAATCCTTTTGGCACTTCTTTTTCTTTTTGTTTAGCATTTTCCATTTTGGAAATAACCATATCTACAATTTCATCAATATTAGGTTCTTTTTGATTGACATTAATCGCATTAGCTAGTTTTGAAATGACTTCACTAGGGACAATATTCTCGATACCAGCTACTAGTTGTGGTGCTTGTTTAATTTCTTCTGCAAACATTTCTTTATCTGCAAAGCCTTTTTCAACAGCTTGCTGTGCATTAAACCAAGTTTCTGTGCTCATCAAATCTAGCAATTCATTCATTTCTAAGTCAGTCTTATTGACATAAGCATTAGCAATAGATATATTGTAGTTTTCTAAAACTCCTGCCTCATGCAGCATTTGTTTATGATCTCCACTAACTGTAGTAGATACATTGTGAATCATCAATTGTGCTGTAGGACTAATCTCAACAACATCACCAGCCATTGCGATTACTGAAGCCGCCGAAGCAGCAATACCAACAATCTTAACCGTTACGTTTCCTTGATATGATTTCAATGCGGTATAAATTTCGCTCCCTGCATATACGTCGCCACCACCAGAGTTAATAAGCACTTCAATATCGCTATTATCTTGTGGCAAGATAATATCTTTTGGTGCAGTTGCTGGCATATCTAACCAGTCGTAAAACCAACGGTCGCTATCTGAAACAATAGGTCCTTTAATCTGTATTTGTGTCATCTGTATTATCACCTCCTTTCCCCTCTTCAATATAGTTTTTAGTTAAGATGATGTTATCTCCACCATCTATCGGTGCAAAATCAAGTCTTTCACGCACTTCATTTCGGGTAAATGTACCACTTGAAACCAATTTATCAATATTGACTGCAATGTCAAAAATATCATGTTGTGACAGTCCTACAATCTTTAGTCTCTTACCTTTTTGATAGTCACTTTTACTGATGATTTTCGCATTTAACTCATCTTGTATCTTTTTGCTAAGCGGACTCATGCAATAAAGCACTAAAGCTTTTTGAGAACTATCTAAAGTAGCCATGTCTCCATGTAGTACAGTTGGTGGAATACCTAAAATATCAGCGATTTCATCGTCGAATTGTCGTCTTATCTTTTGTAAATCATCGACAGATAAATTTGTTGTACCTGTGGTGTTCGTCAACTCTTCATATGTGATATGATCATTAGTCGGAACTATAGCGACAGACCTCTCAGAGAAGGCTTTAAACAACTTATCAGCATAATCCTTCATCAAAGACATCTGGTTATCTGTAAATTGAGAAGAGCCTTTTGCATGCATCATCCCTCTTATCTGATTGTTTCTTAAAACAGTTTCTACCATGCGCTGATGTAATTTTTCGTACTCTAAAAACAAACCGTCAATATAACTTGATAGCCTGTTATTGTTGTATTGCAAGAAGATAACTTCGCTCATTTTAAACGTTCGCTTGAATATAAAGTCTTTAACAGTCACACTATCAAATGTATCTTCATATACAGCGTATTCTTTGCGACTGTAGTCATCAGCGACAAGTAACTGATCGTCATCTGTTTTGATAACTAACACTTCATTTTGAGTAACTAACCTATAAATAAATTTTTGCCAAAAATATGATGCTGACTCATTGTTATTTGGTCGTACATTGAGCAAATAATTCCAAGACGGACTCTCGATATTAACTAATCGCATTTCAGAATCAGCAAATATCCTAGCTAGAAATTCTGCGGACTTATCAATAGCTAGATTTTTTAAGTAAAGATTTTGATAATCATTAAAGATGTCATCTAAATCATACCCATTTTCAGGTATAGTTCCTGTTTTAAAAATACTGCCAAAAAAATCAAGTATTTTCATTGATTACCTCCTTTCTTTAGATTCCATGATAACCCTGTCGGTTGGGAGATAATTCGTATCACGCTCCTTTCAGTTTTCAGACGGTTTCAAGTGTGATACTCCTTTCTATTAAATTTTGCCTCTAAGTCTATCAATAATTAATCCTTTTTCTGTATTTTTAATGGTGGCTTCTACAAATTGTTGATCTGGTTTTTCCAATTCTTTAATACGCTTTTCAAGCCGTTCAAAACGTTCAATAAAAATTTCAGTTGTTTCAGTGAGTTTTTGTTCTGATACAACTAACTGTTCTTGTAAATCTTCAATATAAAGATCAACTTCTTTCAACCATTTTGTATGTACTTCAACTAATCTATCTTTTTCTTCGTTTAAAAATTTATCGTATGCTTTCATTTAATCCTCCTTAAAAATCCCAATCGGCAATGCTTTCTAAAAATTCACCGACAGAACTTTCTTGTATCATTTCTTTTTTATATAGCGCTGCAATAAACGCATGAAAACCATCTGTTTTTCTTCTGACTGGTTCTTTCTTTAAAAACCTCTTATTTCCAGAGCCATCTTCTTTTACGTAGGTATTGTCCGTATACCATAACATCATACGGTCATCATCTAAGAAAATAAAACGCTCGTTTGCAAAACCATCTTCGATAATTGGAGCTACCTTAGATTGAATCGCTCCAGGGTTTCTTAAGAACTCATATTCAAAGCCAGCTTCTTCTAAGAGTGGTTTAAGTAGATCCATACGGAATCCATCAGCGCAGACAATTTCAATTAGGTAATCATTGCGCCATTCATTTAACTTATCGACAAGCAAGCGAGGGTCAATGCTATCTCCATCAACAAGAGTTAGAAATCCTTTGTCTTGCCACTCTTCGATGGGAGCTTTAAGTTTGAATGCTTTGAAAAACTCTCGTCTAACAAATGAATGTTGCTTCCAGATGAATTCATCACCATTTTTAAATAACAATCCAACTGATGCAAAATCTCGAATACTTGCGTAGTCAAATCCAGCTACACACGAGCGACCTTTTAAGTCAATTTCAGGCTCTCGTAATGTGGCAAGTAGTTTCTCACGACTGGTAACATCTTTTTCCAAATCTGCTTCTGGCAAGTTCATGCGTTTTGTCATAAATTCTTGTCGTCCGCTTGGTTCTAGTTCTAAATCGTCATAGTCTGATTTAGTAACAGTCCACAGCCGTTTTGCGTATGGCGTATCTTCGTCAAGCATTGGGTTTGCTTTCGGCCAGTTTTTGAAGTCATCTACTTCTTCTGCATTGTCCAATTTACAGATAAAAGGGAACATGCGAAAGTCTTCGACTTCGCCTTTCAATATCTGATTAGCTTTTTCAATAGTCTTATCGTAGAATCCTTCACGAACATAACCATTTGTACCATTAAAAAACGTCCTGACATGTGCAATCTTACCTAGTCCAGACTTTTGTACTTTTACTATCTTGTCATCTTCGAACTGGTGAATTTCATCAAATTCAAGACAACCATCTCGTGCAGAGTCCATTGTTTTTGGATTATTTGTCCTAAAAGAAAAGACGGAATTATTTTTCCGTCCTACAATAGACATTTTTGTTAGGTAGTAATGATTTTCTAACCCTCTTGCTTGGATTGTTTCATATACTTCTTCAAATGATACTTTTCCCTGCTTTTCACTATTGGCAGTAATTGTGACATCATAGTTTTTAATAGGATATAGCGGGCTTGTAAAAAACGCATCCCTAGTCGACATAAAACCATTCTTACCACCTCCACGAGCAAGCGTTAAAAGATATTCATTAAAATGCGGTTCGCCATCTTCTTTTCTGAATAAGAAAATAAATGGTGTAATAAACTTTTGATAAGCAGCTAAAGGGAAAAAATTCTTTTCGGCGAATCTCACATACTTATCAATTAAATCATTATCAAAATATAAATCATCTCGAGTTAAAACTTTTTCTCTAATAAGTTTTACTAACTCTTTACGTTCTTTGTTGTAAACAATTTCATCATTATCTATCTTACGAGCATACTCTTCAAACAGTGGATGTGATATCAAATCAAATCACCACCATTCGTGATATCATTTTTGTCAATGACTTTATCTTCAGGTAACATATCAATCAATTGTTTTATAACTCTGTGATACGTCACATCTCGTGAGTTATATAATTTTGCCACAGGACGCTCTCTTTCATAAGGTGTCTGAGTTTCTGATTGAGAAAACAGTTCATAATCGCCGTTCTCTGAGATATCAATCCACATGTCATTAAGTAGTATCCGGAGACGTGCAGCTTGAGTGAACAATCCTTCTGCGATTTTCTTTTTATCTTCAGGAATGTCTTTAAATAGCTGTTTCAAGCGATATTTTTCACTATAAACTAATTTGTTACGACGTTTTAATTCATCCAAAAATTCACATCT